GAGACAAAAATCAAAGCAGTAGTCATTGACGAATCTGCACACTTTGCAATCGTTGATGATAGTGTTGTACTAGATGCAGTAGAACCAATCCTGCACACAAACAAGTCTGACATATTTCTGGTCAGTACACCTAGAGGTCAGAGGGGATTCTTCTACGAAATATCAAAGTCAGAAAATGACTACAAGAAGTTACAGTATGATTACACTAACGCAATAGGTTGGATTTACACGCAAGAGGAAATGGAAAAAGAATTACAACGTACAGACATTGACGTTGACCAAGAATATCGTTGCCAATTCACAAGTGCTAGAAGTTCCATATTTGGTGTTATTACTGACGATGCCACAGAAGATTTTGAGGTCGAGAATTACTGATGGAAGTTACAGATTTACCAACATTATTTCAGGTTGCAGTTGCACAGGAAACTAACGCACAGTCAATCGAATCATTACACGCATTGTTTCTAAAACAACAAGAAATGATTGAGCATTTACAAAAACAAAACGAGGGAATGAAATCTCTCATTGATGCACAACAATCACTAATTGAAAACATCATCAACAGTACGGTTAAAAAATGATTGGCGAGTGGCTAAAGAATCATAACCCATTCCATGAACCAGAATGGGAATTGCCTGACAGACAGGAAATACAAGACATTGTTGATGATCTAAAACGTGAGTTATATTATTCTGAACTAAAAGGGGTTGAACGTACAAAGTTAGTTTACAAATTATGTAATGCGTATAATCTACTGTCAATATCAAAAACACCTAAGAATGAAGGCAAATGGGTTTGGGTTGAAAAAGATGAATCCTAATGGTTGTTCCAAATGCAAAAAAGATTCAGGTTGGAAATGGACTTGGGGAAAAAACGATGGTGCATCAAAAGGTTATGCAACATGCAATTCTTGTGGAGCTAAAGCCTTATGAGAATCGCAGGGATTGATAGTGGCAAAAGGCGAGATAGTTTCGCATTTGTAGGAATTGAAATCAAAAACAATAATGTCTATGTCAAAGGTGTAAAGACTTGGCTTGGCAGAAATTATCTTGAAGTTGAAAATCTGATTGCAAACATACATGATACACAACCATTTGATTACTACTCAATCGAGGTCAATGCTTCTGGTGAACATGTCTTTGAGGAACTAAAGTACAGACATAAGATTCCAAACGTAATTCCATTATTTACAACCAGAGAGGTCAAAGACCAATCTAAGATTAACACAGGCAGAATACTTCCGAAGAACCAGATGGTGATGTGGCTTAGTCGAATGTTCCAACAGAACAGAATCAAGTTCCCAAAAAATACAACTAAGGACATGGAAGAATTGAAAAGACAAATCTCAATCTTTAGTGAAGTTATTACAGAATCAGGTTCAGTAAGTTACAGGGCAGAGGGAACAGAGCATGATGATACCGTCATGGCATTACTGTTGGCATGTTTCATTGGCAGGAATTTTATCAAAGGCAACGAAGGCTTCACACAACCATTGGCAGTTGTTTCACATAGGTTTGACTTTAACAGTGATGAAGAAAATATTTGGGGGTCAGGTATTCCAACTCATTTAGAATCAACAGGTCGTGAAGTGCATTACCCATGAGCATTAACTTGGAATTAACAGTTGACGATTACAAGAATATCATTAATTGGTTTGAAATTGCATTTGCAAAAAACAGTTCACAGAAACTCACAGATGATACAACATTCAAGAAAGTTACTGTGATGTGCATGGCAAAGCTTGAGGAAATGAAAGAAGATGAAGAACAAAAAGAGTAACTCAATACTTCGGTATGACAGGTATGTACGAGAGTTGGAAGAACTAGAAAGAAAGCGAATTAGGAAATTAAAGCAAATCTTGCAACTTAGAGACAAGCTTGGAATCAAACCTGATGGCAAGTAAGAACTATGAGATAGGTAGGCGTTTTGAATACAGAGTTCAGAATTGGTTTAGAAAGCATGGGTATTACGTTTCAAGAAGTTATGCAAGTAAAGGTCTGGTAGATTTACTCGTCATACCACCATTTGTCAAAGACGGTTGGTATAACATTACACTTGGAATACAGGCAAAGAAGAATGGCTATGTTCCACCAGAAGAACGCAAGACTTTGGAAGAATGTAAAAAGAAATGGCAGATGATGATACTGATTGCTTGGTCAGACAAGAAGCGTAAGTTAAGGTTCAGGACTGTTGACGGTGTAGAGATTCCCCTTGATTCACTCATTTACAAATAGTTCTCTTTATACTCAAAACTCTCAATTTGGTGTTGCCAACCAAGAAAAAAACCTCAAAAAAGACTGATAATATTTCTCATAATTGGGTAGCAGAAAAGCAGGAACATACACCAATACCTGCAACAAATTATGCTTCTGCATCACGTAGGCAATCAACTAATGATCATCTGTACATGTATTCCAATCCTAGTTACACAGACCAAGAGTTAGAATGGTTTGAAGATGTTTGGTCGTCTAGTATTGCAGGTGCAGTAATTGACAAGCTAATTGAGTATGTATTTGGTAACGGAATCAAACCTGTCTTTGAACTAATCAATGATGCAGATTTAGATGATGATCAAAAGAAAGAACAACTCAGAATGTATGAAGATGAACTTAACGAATTAATCGAGTATGATAAGAAAATTAGATTTGAAAAGAAACTCAAAGAAGCAATAACAAACTGCATGGTGTTTGGTAGATGTGTTGTTGCGTTTGAAGGCAGAGGATTACCAAGAGCATTAAAAATTATACACCCAAGAGACACAGGCAGAGTTTTCATTAATCAAAAAGATTGGTCACTTGAAAAAGTCATTACAACTTTCCCATCAGATGAAATTACACCAGACGATATGCTTTACTTGTGTAACAGACCTGATTCACCAAAAAGACGTACAATGTGGTATGGTTATTCAGACTTGCAAAGAGTTGTAGGAAGTGCAAGATCATGGCGAAGATTAATCGAAGCTGACATGCCAGAAGTTGTTTCATCAATGTGGGCAGGATATGGTATGTTCCTTGTTAAGAAAATGGGTAGGTCTAAAACAGATTCACAAAATGATATGAACACATTATTACAAAGTTTGAAGGCAGGAAGTTTCAATGCAGTTTCCGTTGATGCAAGTGATGAGGTAGAATATCACAGCTTAGACTTACAACCAAAGATTAAGGAAATGGTTGACTTGGCAAGTTTCTATGAAAGAATAATCATTGGTAACTTTGCAGTTCCATCTGCTCTAATGGGTAGAGAGGAAGATCAAAATCGTGCAACACTAATTGGTAAAATTAATTTCTTCTTGTCTGGTGTTGTAAAGTCAAAACGTGATTGGATTGCTGACATGGTTTCACAACAATGGTATGAACGTAATATGATAAAGATGGGTATGGGTGACTTGTTAGACAAAGTTCGTGTCAAGACAGAGTTTGAATCAATCATTGTCGAATCATGGTTTGACCTAGTTGATTCAGTGTTGAGAATTAAAGGAATATTCCCTAACATGCCTGACGATCAACTACTTGAATTATTGAACTTGGAAGAATTCAAATCGGAATTAGCACAGTCAACAACACCAACAACAGATGTGCCACAAGGTAATGTTCCAATCAATACTGCACAAGATATTGTCAATAAACAAATCAACAAGACCATTAATCAAACTGATACTGTATCTGCCAAAAAGATTGACGATGAAGTTATCAAGACAGCATTAGATGCAAAGAAGCTTGAGGTCTTGGATAACCTAGACAAGATGATAAAAGATGCAGGTAGAAAAACTAAAAGCAATAAGAAAAGCAGTTGAAGCTTTATCCATTCTTAGTGCTGAAAAAAAACAGCGTGTAGTGTTCACTACCCAAAACGACAATCGTGTTGATGATAGGATTTGTCTTGAATTATCTGGTATCGCATTTGATATTGATGATCCACTTAGACCGATAATCCCACAAGATACACACCCACGTTGTAGATGCTATTACACAGATGAAGAAACAGGTGCAATCATTACAGACATTTCTAGCAGACGTTCAACAAGGGAACGTAACAAACTATCAGACAGGCAAAGACTGAATCAAAACAAACGAGACAAGCAGTATCTTACACAATACAAGATGGACATTATCGTTGAGACTATGGAAGAAAACGAAGCTTGGCAGAGTAAGATTCCTGACTTTCCATTCAAAGATGCAAGTGTTGAGAAAATAACTAGATGGATAACCATGCTATGAATGATAAACTAGCACACTTCATTGTAGGGTTTATTCTAAGCATCATGGGATTGTTCTACTTTCCTATGATATTATCAGGATTCTTTTTTGCATTAGGCAAAGAGTTTGTTGATTCATTAGGTTATGGTAATGTGGAAGTCAAAGATGCGTTAGCTACAATATGTGGTGCAGGTATTGCCACAGGAATAGTTCTCTTAGTTACTGATCTAGGATTTTTAGTATGGCATTAATCAGGTTTGAAAATCAAGACAAGTTTTTCGTAAAATTCTTTCTATTAGATGCTTCATTGAACCTCAATAGGTGGGGTGTAACAAGACAATCCCTTGAAGCAAACCTCGAAACTTTTGTAGGAAAACCATTTGTTCTTACACCAAAGTTTGATCACCCATCAGCACAAGATGGCGATGATCTGTTAGTCCAACAGGAAAGATACAGAGTAGGTAATATTATCATGGTTGGAATTGAACAACGCACAGGCAAAGCATGGGGTGTTGCAGAAATTACTGATAACAATGCAAGAGACATAATCAAGAATGGTGAAGTAAATTTTGTATCACCAAGTATAGTATTCAATAATTCAGACGAACAAGATGTTCATGGCAATTCAGTTATAGAACATTTTGAAGGCGCACATGTTGCAGGTGTAGCTGAACCTGCATATCACATTGACAAAGCACAGATCAAAGGAAGATGTTCTGGTGATGAAGGTGAGTGTGTTAAACAATTACAGAAGGTCGAAGCTAGTGTAAGTCCATGTGGCAAATACGCAAACGTTGAGACACCTAACAAACTAATCGCTATGGCAGGTGCAGAGTGTGTCAAGAAATGTATTGATGCAAAAGTTGCAGAAGGAAAAACCATAGATGAACAGGCATTAGCAATTTGTTATTCAGAATGTTATGATAGTAAAGATGGAAACATTGACCCACAATCCCTAGACAATATTACCAAAGTTGAGATGTTAAAGAAGAAAAAGAAAGAAGCTGACAATGGTGGGGAAGTCACAAGCAAGAACAAAGTTGTAAAAAAGATACCAGATGATGATGAGGAAAAGGCAAACAATACTTCCCTTAAGTCAAAACAATCAGAAAAAATCAACAACATGAAATCAAAGTACGCAGAAGAAAAATCAGAAGATAAAGATGAAACTGCAAAAAGAGCAGAGGATTTATCCAACGAGGAAGAAAAGCGTTTTGACGAAGAAATAACTAAAGCTAAAGCCAAAAAGGCAGAGCATGACGATGATGAGGATCATGAATCAGCAGACGACGAAAACAAACTTGATCTTACAGATAGACAAGAAGAATATCTCAAAGATAAGAAAGAATCCAAACTTGCAAGTCAAGTTAGAGTTCTAAAGTCAGAAGTAAATTCATTAAAATCCCAAATCAGACGAGCAAAAATAGAACCAATCATTGATTCTATCTTAGATGCTAAATCCAAACTCGGAACTTTAAAGAGTGCAGAAGCAGAATACAACAAACTAATCAAACTCGATAGTGATACATTAGAAAGTTTGAAAGCAGATTACGACAAACTTGCAGAGGGTTCAACCTCACCAAGATTTGAAGTAAAATATGCTAGTGTTGAAAAAGGTTCAGCAGATGCAATCATGCAAAGAATCCGTGAAGGGGGTAGTTACTAATGGTCGCATCAGCAGGTGCATTTGCTAGATCAACTGACATAACTGTTCAACAGTTCAAGGTCAAAGCATCTACAAGCATAACCATTGGTCAAGCAGTAGCTCTCGATTCATCAGGACATGCAGAAGTCGCAACAGCATCAGCAGGTGACGTATCAAAAGGTCTATTCTGTGCAATCGAAACTGTGGATAACAGTTCAGGTAGTGCAGGTGATTTGAACATACGCGTTGCAGGTGGAAATAGCTTCTGCTATATGACAGCAGGGGGTGCGATTAAAGTTGGTGAGACAGTAAAAGCCACAGCAGGTGGTAAAGTCGTTGCCGATTCAACTGCACTTGGTGCAAATGTAGTTTTAGGTCGTTACTTCGGAAAAGAAAACGAAACCGTTCCTTCCGATGCTACAACGAATGATGTTGTAATTGTGAGGTTAGGATTGTAGATATGACCAAAAAAGATACTGCAATTACTTATTCGCCATATACCAAGAAATTCTATCAAGGTTCTTGGGATAAAGATGGCACAGACTTTAGTAGAGACTATGGCATGACTGCTCTAGCAAAACTAAATCTAGATGCTAACATTGGTGATGGAAGAATTGAACCAATCAATTACGAAACATTCAGACAAGCAGAACGTGATTTCAAAAGTGGTAACATTGACGGAACTTCATTGTCCAACATCACTGTTATTGATTTACTCGAACAAGTTGTAAGAAAAGAATGGCGTGACTTTAACGCAATTAATGCAGTTAGAAGAATCCCTGTTCCTAAATTACAAATGAACGTGCCAATCACTAACAAATATGGTGCAAACAAGAAAGTGCCAGAGTTAGCACAAGCAGATCAGAAATCTAACACCTTTACACAAGCACAATTACGTTTGTGGAAAAACGTTGTTAGTATTTACGAATCTGATGAATCACAATTAAAGGGAACAATCAATCCACTCGAATTTGAGATTGAACAAGCAAGTGGTGCTTTAGCACAATCTGCTAACGAACAAATCGTTACAGAAATTGAAGCAGGACTTGCAACTCAAAGTGCAGGGGATTGGGGAGCTATGGTTACAGCAGGTGATTTCTCAAACAGAAACCCACTCAACGATATTGTTGATGCAGTTACTACAATCACAGGAAATCATTTCAGACCAGACACTATGACAGCACACCCTCGTGTAATATCTGATTACCAATCTAATACATACATTCATGCTAGTACAAGACCTGACACTCGTCAGATCAGTGGTGTATTCCCACTAGACAAGATGCCAAACATCAACACAGTTGTTGACGTTGGATTTACAAACACAGTCGCATGTGTTTTCGATTCAAGAGGTGCATTGTTAGGTGAGGGTGCAACAATCGCTGAATCTTTCAGAGATCCTTACAGAGGTGCAGACGGTTACATAATTCGTCAGTTCCTACAACCAAAAGTCACAACATCTGACATTGGTGTAAAACTAACAGGTTGTTCAGCATAGAAGTATAACAATATGGAAACTAATTCCATTCCTTCTTTCTTTTATTCAAACACAACAAGAGAATGTTATCATGGTTGAATTTGGTGAAGCGAATCTTAATGGAAGCAGATCACAACTTTACAGAAAGTTACAACAAGGCATAATTCAAGGTGGTGGCAATACTGCTGTTATCAATACAGAATCACTACGTTATCTCACAGAAAAAGAAGTAGAGGAACATGAGTAATGGCATTTGTTTACTTTGTCCTACAAGACACAAAAGATTTGTTGAATGTTCCATTGAATGTAGAGAGTGAAGATTCTATCTTAGAACAACTTGGAACTAAAGCTGATCAATATTTTACTAATCAAATGACTGCATACGCAGAACTGCTACCATTAACAGCAGGAAATCTAACCACAGCACAACAGGCAACAAACCAATATGTTGCATCATTATACATGGCAAGAAAACAGAACTTTGAATCTGCAAAGTATTGGGAAGAAAGATACAAGGAAACAACAAATACGCTTATCGCACTTTTGACTTCTGACCCAACTAACAGAACTAAACGTGTGTCTGTCACACTACCATACACAACAGAACCACTGAAAAGTGACAGTGGACTAGAATACTAACGAATAGTTCTCTTAATCCTAAACGTACTCAAATTCTTATGTCACATCACATGGAAGGCAATTTCAAATGTTTCAATCATGATTTTTCAACATCTAAACCAGAAGAATGGCAAAAACACATCGGTGAAAAAGATCATCAATACACAGGTGAAGCAGAATGTGTAACATGTGGTGAGAGAGTAAAATTAGATTGGAAAGGTAAATTACAAAACAAAATGTCACCAAATGTTTTGTGCAAGGGGTGCAAAGAACAATGAGTAATTTAATTGACAATGTAAACAATGGCGATGCTTTTGATTATTCAGTTAATCATGGTAGTAGTCTAAATGATTCTAGTTTAATTCATGGTTACGTTACTGTCGTAAAAAACGCAGGAAAAGATAATGAAGAAACACTTTGTAAAAATAAACATAATTTATTGACCAATGCAGGTAGAGATTATTTCCACGATCAATGTTACAAAAACACATCAGCAGGTGGTGCAGGTTGTAACTTTATTGCATTGTCAGAAAACTCTAGTGGTGCAAACGCAACTCACACAGCAGTTGCAAATGAGATTACAACAAACGGTTTAGCAAGAGCAGTTTCAAGTCCTACACATAACACAGGAACTAACACAACAACTTTAACTAAAACATTTACTGCATCAGGAAGTTTTACAGCAGTACAGCTTTCAGGAATTTTAAACGCAAGTTCAGGTGGAACATTAGGAAACGAAGCTACATTCACTTCTGTTGCATTAGTTACAGGCGATACATTAGCTGTTACGTGGACACTCACGTTAGGGTGATAACACATGGCTAGAACAGGCTATGGTGTAACTACACATTCAGTAGTAGCATCAGGAACTAATGATGCAAACAAGGAAGTTAGTTTAGATGCTTGGAACGCTAATCATGTAAAATCAGAAACAGGAATGTTGGGCTTTACAAAACAAAGTGCAACAATATCAACTAATGCTATTGCAGTAACAGGAACATTAATCGAGATTCAAGCTGACGGAACATTAAACACAATCACACCAACTGATGCAAACGAATTTGATCTTATCTACTTAATTGCAAAATCAACTGCAACATCTGTCACTATAACACATGATGCAGGTGGGGGTGCAGGTAAAATTAGATTACTAAGTGGTGCAAATGAAACACTATCTACTACAACACCAATGATCTTGATGTGTAGAACTATCGGTTCAAACAAAGAATGGTCGCAATATGGTGGGGGAATTGTAAATGCTCTAAATGATATCGGTGATGTGAATATTACAAGTGTAGCAAACGAAGATGTTTTGGCTTATGATTCTACAACATCAAAATGGATTAATCAATCAGCTAGTGAAACAGGTAGGGTTACAGCAGATTCTACTACAACATTCACAAACAAAACAATAGATCAAGATGGCACAGGCAATTCAATTACAAACATAGCAAACGCTAGTATCAAAGCAAGTGCAGGAATAGACGCAACTAAAATTGCTGATGGAACTGTCACAAGTGCAGAATTTCAATATATCAATACATTATCATCAAATGCTCAAACACAATTAGATGCAAAACAAGCAAGTTTGACTTTTGGCATATCAAGTGGAAATGTTACAAAGGCAGGTTCAGGTATTGTTGACAATGATTTCATTAGAATAGATGGCACTACAATGGAAGGCAGAAGTGCTAGTGAAGTCTTAACAGATATTGGTGCTTCACCAACAGCAGGATCATCAAGCATAGTCACAACAGGTGCATTAGATTCAGGTTCTATTACAAGTGGATTTGGTGCTATTGATAATGGTGCAAGTGCAATTTCAACCACAGGCACTATTACAGGTGGTCAAGTAACAGTTGACAATTTAACTATCAATGCAAATACAATAGAAGCAACAAACACAAATGGAAATATAATTTTAGATTCAAACGGAACAGGTGTTATTGAAGTTTTAGGAAATACAAATGATGGTGCAATCACACTTAACTGTACTTCAAACTCTCATGGTCAAACCATCAAATCACAGGAACACGCACAAGCAGTAACTAATACAATGTTGTTACCAAAAGGTGCAAGTTCTACATTAGTTTCATTAGTTTCAGCAGATACTTTAACAAACAAAACTTTGACAAGCCCTGTAATCAATGTCGGTTCAGACGCTTCGGGTGATGTTTATTATAGAAACTCTAGTGGTGTGTTAACAAGATTAGCAAAACCTGCTTCACCTGATGGGGAAGTTTTAACTTTTGCAAATGGTGCTTCAATACCATCATGGGCTAGTGCAGGTGGTGGTTCAGATACCCCATGGTCAGAGGTTCACAACTTTGCAGGATTCTACTATGACATGACAGTTCAAACTAAACCTGCAAACCCATCAGCAAACGCAGGAAGATTTTACGTTAAAGAAATTGATTCAAACAATGATGGACTTTTCTGCTTAATTAGAAAGAACGCAACTGATTTTGTAGAAGTTCAGATAGTGTGAGGTAACTCACAATGGTCGAATATCTATCAGGTGGAAGGGTTCAAGGAAGTTCTACATCAGCATCTTCACCACCACAAA